AAACACTTATCAGGACATTGGGAGTCCTTCAACAAACCCTGTGCTATTGGTCTCGATGCTTCACGCTTTGACCAACACTTTAGCCTGGACATGACTAGATACACACACGAAATATATAGGTATTATTACCCCGGAGACAAGAAATTAAGAAGCCTGTTAAAATGCCAGGAAACTATCAAGGCGTTCGCCCGAACGTGCAATGGTAAGGCAATGTACACTACCCAAAATTGTAAGGCAAGCGGTGAGATGGACACCTCACTTGGAAATTGTTTGGCAATGAGTAGTATGGTTCACGCGTATGCAAAAAATAGGCGCGTTAGGATTCGGCTCGCCAATGATGGCGATGATTGTGTGGTTATATTAGATCAGCATGATAAGGATAAGTTCACACTCGGTTTGACTGAGTGGTTTCATGAAATGGGGTTCACCATGAAGGTCGAAGACCCCGTCTACAATTTAGAACAAATAGTGTTTTGTCAGTCACAGCCAATATGGACCCCCCAGGGCTACATTATGGTTCGTGACCCAAGAACAGCGATTAGCAAAGATTGTCTTAGTCTTAAACCCCTTGACAATCCAAAAACAGCACGAAGATGGTTCGCAGCAGTCTCAATAGGTGGACTGAGTCTCACTGGTGGAATTCCAATATGGCAGGAATTTTACAACACTTTGGCTAGAAGTGCAGGAGACGCGATACCGTTAACAGACCCAACCTTAGATACCGGATTAGCGCGGCTGGCCCGTAATATGACGCGCCGATACCAAGACATACATGATAAAACCAGATGTAGTTATTGGATCGCTTTCGGTATTGACCCATCAGAACAAGTAGTGGCTGAAGAGCACTACAGGCGGATTTGTTTCCATCCTACGCCTGATGTAGTTCGCCCAGTATATGGCGACCAACTGTATTTCTGATGGTGTTACGTCCGAAATGACGTTAAACTACATGGGGTCCCTCCGTGTAAAGGCCCAAAACTGTTACAGTGCTAACCAGAATGCCAAGAGACTGCACGGCGCCAGGAGTTACGGAGGGATGTACAGTCCCGTTTGTCATGCGGTATCCCATACAATGACAAACAAATCTAAGAAAACTGTCAAACCCAAACGACAAGTTACTGGATACAATGCTGGCGCTGTTGCTAAAGATGTTAAGGAGATGCAGGCCGCCATCAGGCGCCTGGGCCATGCTCCAAAGCAAAAGGCTTCTTCACCATTCTCGATCGACCTCAACAATCTCGCTACAAATGCTGGCAATGGCATTTCGTCGCTTTTTGGCTTGGGCAAGATCTTTGGTTCTGGTGAGTATAAGCTTGAGCAAAACTCTCTTATGCAAAATATTGGCGGTAATCAAGTCCCTGTTATGCACTCTGCTAACGAATCTGTCCGTGTCAGACATCGTGAGTTTATTGCAAATGTTAATAGCACTAGCGCATTCACGCTAACATCCTACTCTATTAACCCAGGAATGGCTGCCACCTTCCCATATTTAGCGTCCATTGCACGCAACTTCCAAGAGTACCGATTCAAGGGACTAATTTTTGAGTTCAAGTCGACGAGTGGTACGTCAGTCGCATCCACCAACACCGCACTCGGAACAATCATGCTAGGCGCACAGTATCGCGCCGATGCCCCTGATTTCACCAGTAAACGCGAGCTGTTAAATGAGATGTGGTCGACTGACGCACCCCCATGTTCGAACGTCATTCTGCCAATTGAGTGCGCTCCTAATGAATCCCCCATGTCCATCCAGTATATTCGATCCGGCTCGGCTACAGGTGATGTGAAATTCTACGACCTGGCCCGCTTTTACATCGGATCTGAGGGTGCGCAAGCGACTTCAGTAGCCGGTGAACTGTGGGCCTCTTATGAGGTCGACCTATATAAGCCACAGATCAATGAGCCTGGGCCATCACCATTTGATGTCTCGAGCTCCCATTGGCGCCTGTCCGGCGTTACCAATGGTTTACTCCTCGGTACGCTCCAATTCCCAATTTATAACGGGTTGGGCATAACTCTGACATCGACCACTGTCACTATTCCCTATGGAACGTACTTTATCGCGTACTCTGTTGTGGGCACCGCCACCACGTTAACAAGTGGCGGTGCATTCTTTGTGGCATCGGCTGGAGCCTCCTTGGTTGATGTTTACCAAGCTGGTTCCACGGCCACCAATTACGCTGCAAACCCAGGCGCAACGCTTGTCACTTCTTTTGTGGCAACTTGCGTAGTCACCAACCCAAGCACCACATCTGACGGTCTGGTAACGTTGACAAACTGGGTGCTTCCTGCAAGCGTGACTGCTGGTGACCTTACTGTGACTCCATATCAGTTCGGTGTCACTAATTAGATTTGATCGTCGTAAATCGCGACGTTAAATAATGATTCCTTACGCTTTACGAAGTGGGTAACGTCACAGGTTAGCGAGTTCGTGGATAGAGACACCACGTTAAAAGACATAAAAATAAAATACGTGAGCCAGGGATTGTGACATGACAGTCCGCTGGTGGGCCCAGCTGGGGAGTTGGGCGGCACCTTGTCAATCAAAGTTTTCCATGTTGCGAGGCATGGGGATTGTTGTGGAGCATCGATAAACAAGTATAAAAAGCGGGTAATAACCCATCCACATTTATTGTCGGTAGAACACCGTCACCAGTCATGGTAGAAATGATGAGCTCATCATGTCGAGTGGGGCAGCGCCCTTAAAACGTAGTGGTAGTCGCCCTCCCCGTCAAACCAGGGGGG